CCATTAGACCAGCAGTATCACCATTCAATGGAATGTAGCGATAAGTGTCGTTGTATTTGTCGTATACGTATTTGTAGCCACTATCCATTGTCACATAAGATGATGATGGAAGTGAATCGCGGAATGCAATAATGTCTTCTGCTTCGGATCCAGCAAAGCCACTGTTGTTAACAACATCAGCTCTTTCTGGTGAGATGCATACGAGACAGTCTTTACGTACTTCTGCGATATTGTTGATAAGGTGTAAGGCTACCGTTTGGCTAGCTTCACCTGCAATGATTAATGCAACATCAATATCTTCTGAAGACTTAAATTTATTGTACGCTGTAATGTACTCTCCGTCAATTGGCTGTGCACCGTCAGTACCGTTATCCAATGATGCGTTTACTACGTCTGCACCACCACTAAATGAAGAGGATGCAACTTTACCTGCGTTAACCTTGACGCTTTTATGGTCATTCCACCAGAAGTATGCTGACTGGTTATTCAGAACATCTTTGTAGTAGTTAGAAGCACCGTCAAATGTTTTGGCGTCAGAAGCGACTGAGACATTCGTGAATGCTTCAAGGATAGTACCTTTTGTACCAGTCCATGCACCATCTTCGTCAACTACTGCAATATGAATCTCATCATTCGATCCACCTTGGGCAGTTGCAAATGCAGATGTGCCTGGTGCGCTGTCAAAGTTAGGATAAAATTCCCAACGGCGCTGAACATTATGGGCTGAAGCCAATGTATCAGTTACAGTGTTGCCATTATATGTTGTAGCAAGAGTAACTGTGTTACCACTTACTGAGGCAATCTTGATTTGTTGTCTATCTGGACCAACAGTAATAAAATCACCGTCAGTAAGAGTATTGGCGACAAGAGTGGCAGTACCACCTGCAAAGGTAAGAGCTTTTGTATTAGTAGTAATGCTGTATGTAGCATTTGCCCCTGCCGTGCTAATTGATTCTTCCCAAGCTGTAGCAGATGGGCAAACTGAAATTTTAAGTGAGTTACCAAGTTCGCCTGGGTATTTCGCAACAACGATACCTTGGTCAGCACTTAGTGTTTTTGTGTCGTAGTCATCTTCGTTATTAATCGTAATTCCAGTACCGTTAGCAGCAGCATTTGTTGCTGTGCTTGCTACAACACGAGTTGTGAACAACTGGTTGCTGTATGCTAGGAAGTTCGAAGCTACGAAGAAGTCTGTTGCAGTGTTTGAATTTGGCGTTTGAAAATTAGCAGCCAAAGTATCTTCACTGTCAACGATGACGATTTTATCTACAGGACCCCAACGGAAGTGACCGGCGAAGGCAGCTGTAGAAGTCGATATATTTGGTACAACTGTAGTAAGATCAATCTCACTGACATTTACACCTGGTGAAACCTGAAATGGCATCGTTTCTTCTCCTATATGAAGTGGTTATTCTTCTTGATTATTTATAAAAAAGGCAAACTTAGAACCAACCACCGGGCTCGTCTGGTTCACTATCCATCCAACCTGGTTGATATGTTTCTTCTGGTATTGGCTCGTTACCGTCTTCATGAAAACCAAAAGGTAGTAATGATGATTCTTCCATCTCGAGTCTCTCTGCTTGCATTCTTGCTCGGATGTCAGTATCTGAAATGTCCTTAAAGTATTGTTGTTTTACTAGCCATCCAAATAGAACAAGACACATAACTAAGTCATCATGTGCACCTTCTTCAGCCGCAAAGCTAGTACCTTTACTTATGAAACTTGCAAGTTCAGAGATTGTGTCAAAGTCTTCTAGTAGCAACTTATCGTTCTCAATCAGGTCTTTAAGATTTCTACAACCAAGTGCCTTGACTGATTTTGTTGTCCTTACACCCAGTGTGACTTGACCTCCAAAGCCAGTACCAAGAACCATACCGGCGCGGCCACGAGATGCAGAGGTAAGAACATGCTCATACTCAAGGTCGTTATGTAGGATATCAGCTACCTGTCCACCAATATCATTTGTTTCAACCAAACAATACGCATCATTATATTCTTTACACACATTCATAATTACAGTTGGAAATAACATTGGAGCAATTGCATTGTTACTATACTTGGCAACCATTCTATATGGAATAGCTGTTGTGTCTAATACAACGAACGTATTATAGTCAATACCTACACCCCTTGAACAGTCAACAGTCATAATATATGTTTTACCCTTCTGTGGGTCCTCATAGATGTCTAGATGATCAAATGAACGTGTTGGCTGACGAAAGGCAAGTTGACGTAACTTTGTAGATGAAATCAGAGTACTAGATGAACCAATAAACTCGCATTCAAACTCTTGACGAAATTGTTCTTCCGAGGTGTTACGGATCGTTTCTTCTTTCCACTTCTCATCACGACCAGGAATCTCAGACCAATGAATATCAATTGGAATGTAATCACTGTTATCGTTCTCAGCATCACTCCACATCTTATAGAAGTGATTCATACCATTAGGTGTTGACACAATGATAACTTGTGATGTAGTACCTGATGAAATAGTAGGATACACAGAAGCAAAGAACTCGTCAGCAAGATGATTACCAACAAACGCAAACTCATCTAGGAAGATTAGATTATATGAACCACCACGAATAGCTGATGAAGATGTAGATGCTGCAACTACTCTGCAACCATTCTCAAGTTCGATATTACCTTTGTTCCATACCAATACACCCTGCTGTAACCACTTAGGTAGATACTCATATGCAAGTTGGATCTTACCAAGCAAGTCACGAGCAAGTGCCCCTTTGTTAGCTAGAATAGCAATGTTTTGATCTGGATGAAACAACACTTTCCATAGAATATATGATGTAGTTGTTGTTGACTTTCCTGACTGACGAGGTAGCTTACAGATATTGAATCGATTATGAACGAACTGATCCAACATCTTCTTCTGAAAGTTCCACGGCTCAAACGGAATCAAACCCTTATCGACGTTTACAATCTGAACATAATTCTCTACAAAGTATTGAATGTCTGACTGACATTTTAGATACTCAGCTAATTGTTCTTTGGTAAACTCGACAGGTACGTTGGCTTTCTTGAGATTAGGATTGCCTAGGTAATGATCAGCTGTTTGACTCATTGTCGTTTTTCTTTAACATCTTCTGTAACTCAGCAGTACTGCCAACAAACAATGCATTTGTTACACTGTTAGGTTGTTCTTGAGTCTTACCTGTAATTCTATTCTGTTTCTCTCTCAAAGTCAACAGGTCTTTTTGAGCATCTGTCATCTGCTTCATTAATGTAGCTAATACTTCAAATGCTCTCGGATGTTCTGATGATTGTGCAATGTCAATCATTGATTCTAAGGCTTTGTTACCTAATTCTGATACTTTATACAGATTTTCTCGGGCATATTGAAAATCACTGTTGACCTCTGTTTCATCTTCTAGTACAATCGACTTTGTCGCCCCACTAAGCATACTATTATTATCTTGGTCTATTGGGTCTAATATCTCATCAGGTTCTACTGGCAAGTTTAATGCTTCTTCTATACTCTTATCAAACTTAGTCTTCTTTTTCCCGGGCATACTCTATTCACTTTCTTCAATAGTAGTAATAAATCCATAATCACTATCACTGTATATATCTGAACTACTTATGGTCAAGTTGGCTAGATTAGTAGCTTCACCATTAGCAGTCTGTCCTGGCACCACTGCAACATTAGCAACAAAGGCTCCAAACTGAGCTGGTAACTCGTCTGCTATGTTCACATTTGTTCTAGTAATTACACCTGTCTTACGAACCGGTCCATAGATGTATCCTTTAGCAATAAAGTCTAAAGTCCATATGATTGCTCGTCTTGTTTCAAAGTCACCTTCATATGCATCCTCGTAACTTACAGATTGCAATACCAAGGGTATATCCATTTTAATGTTCATAGAAGGAATAAGGTTAACTGTAGTTGTCCACTCTGGTGTAAAGAAAGGTAAGATCTGTTCTAGTATCTGTGTCCCATCGTCAGCATTCTTTACCATAATAGACATTTGGAAGTTTATGTCGTAAGGTGTTGGTGTGTATTGTGACTTTACTGTTTTACTATCATCTGTAATAACATACTGGTTACGGATCGTAGAGGCTAGTTTTCTTTCACCAGCATAGTTAATTCCAACAAGCTCAAAGCCAATGCGAGGGAGCTGCATAGCAACATCACGATCCAAATTTGGATCTTGGGCCAATCTAACTAAGAACTTTTGCTTTGGGCCGTATGCAATTGGAACCTTTAGGTTTTGTACTGTCTCACCAGCTTGGTTAATTCTACGGACATGAATGTCATTGAATAAGTTACCAAACATGACAACATACTTACGTAACGATTGATGGTAATACTGAAAACCAAACATTAATATCTATCCACTTCTGAGAATGGGTTTGCTTCACTGAAGTCAATCACACTGTCTGCTTCATAGTTAAAGTAAGAGTTATTGGCTTGAGCATCATTGGTTTCAACTGTATACTCTAGCATAACAGATCCACCATCTTCTGACTTCCACTTTGTTCCATCTTCAAGTAGGAACTCATTAAATAGGATATCTTGGGATAGCTCGTCTTCAATACTGTCAATCTCTGTGACACCTGTATCAAGTCTTTCACTACTGTATTCAAACAATTCACATCTAAGGTCGTATGTCTGAAGTCTACCAGTTTGATAAAATAAGTCTTCGTGTTCAACAAACTTAATCTCAAACAACTTGTCCATCAAAGGCATATAAATCAGATCACCTTCTGTAGGACGATTAGTTGTGATACTATATCCATCAGCTGTTGCAGCTTCTAGTTCTAGTGACTCTGTTTCATGGTTACCAGTAAGGTATCTACGTGACGGTGCATTGTTATCACCATCTTCTAAGGTAATGTTAAAACCTACCTCGGTCATTGTTTTTTCAGTTCGGATCTGATCGTATCTTTTTCTTGCTACTGTAAGTGTCATACTATCTCTGATCTCAAGACCAAACTTAGCTAGGAAGTCACCATCACCATCGAAGCCTTCTGTATTCTTTACATACATTTCTAGATCTGCAGCAGAATCAAATTTACTTAATACGCTTTCACCATACAAGTCATCACGCTCTATGATAGTGCGTGGAATGTACTTGAAGTTGTGACCAAAAATCTTTATAGATTCGATAGCCAGATCTTCAAGTAAATCTTGCTCGCGTGCATATGCGAAGTTATTGAAATACTTGTTAGTAGCCATGTTAACCAATCATGTCCATAAGTATACCACCATAGTTAGTAGTAACTTCGGTTTCCATTTTTGTGATTTCTTCTTGAGCTTCGTTATAGATTTGCTGACCGTTAAATTGTAATCCACCTGGAAGAGTCATACCTTCAAACTTTTTAAGGTTTTCACCCCACTGACGTTTAAACAGCTGTGTCGTATATTCTCTCAACCATCTATCACCGTAGACA